GTTACCTTAATCATTTGATCCTCCTTTCTCTAAAATATCCTTACAAGCTCTACTATTGCACCTAATCGGCTTTTGATGGAAGGAGCACCAAGCCTCTCCGTTAGCGTCTTCATCCTCGATAAGTAGGCAATCGCCGCATTTAACCGATAGGTATTTCTTGTCAAGGCATCCTTCCTTGATAAGCCATTCAATCATATTCACAACAGCATCTAAGACATTCTTTTTCATAACCTCATGCTTGCAGTCGTATCCCAGTTCTGTGTATTGGATGAACCAATACACGCTATCTTTTGTGATTTCCAAACTTAAATCGGGTCGGTTGCGTTGTGAAATCGTGGCAGGAAGCATATCTATCAATTTAGATAGAGACCAAGCCGGGAATGCCATATCTTGATCCACATGCTTTTCAACCCTGCCATATTCAAATGCGACCGGCAATTCGAGCTCGTCAAGATACATGTCCGCCGTCTCCGGTCTCACCCCGGCCTCTAATAGCCGGGATGATTGTTCTTTGGTTGTGCAAATTTGATTCATGATTGTTTATTTAATTAATTCAAACTCGTAAGCTAAAACCCAAGGATTAGATTCCCACGTATATTTACCACAGACGCAATCTACCAATGAAGAAAAAGCCTCTAATGGAGTATCATATTCTTTGTACTGTCCATGAGGGCAATTAGAACGTGTAACTCCATGATGCCAATAATATCTTCCCCATTCACCGTCGGCGGATTTGTGCATAGTCATCGTTACTCCCTCATTCAAACAGTCCTCGTTGGATATATCCTGTAATCTCTCAACTTTGATATTAGTAATACGGATATGGTGTTTGCAGGCTTCCGCAAGGACAAACATCTTATTGTTCCATCCTTTAGATTCCCCCAAGGTACCCCTGATCACTCTCCAATCTTTAGGGCTTCTGTCAAGAGCGTCAGCGTCATATCCGAGTTCTTTATAACTTTGCGCTATGGCGACCTCTTCTCCGATTTTATACCGAGTTTTTTTATAGGCAAGGAGATAACCGTCATCGGAATAAATACAAATCTTATTATCCTCTATTTTCGGATATGAACCCTCATAGTTATAAAGATAAAATCTTATATTGCAATCGATCTCAATCCTTCTTGTCTGTGTCTTTTTACCTTCAAGGACTAACTTGGTTAGGTTGAATCGATCATTGAACATTATTTTATTCATGCTTTATCATCCTATTGTATTTCCAAGCCCTATAAAACCACTTAATAAAGTTAACCCAGCATTTCGGTGTCATTAGAAACTTTCTCACCGCATAGAAGGGTAGGATTGTCTCCATTGCGACATAGTACTTACCCCATATATAACGGTGACGTGTACATTTCTCCGCTATCTTCCTTTGCTTTTTGTCTATCCATCCATGATAATGAAAGGCTATAAAATTATCATGGAACCAGACCTCAATAACGGTGTTCTCTCCGTTATCATTGGTTTGCCTGACGTTCATTCCCCAACTCATTTCTATTCCTCCTTCACTTCTAAAAATATTACATCTTGATTGTCTTCTCTTTGGAAATCCAAACAAGCCATTGCGCGGCAATCTTCTTTCTTTCTGTTGAAGAAATAGCAGTCAATACAAAGACCCTCGCAAACCTTTAGATTAACCTTTCCTTGACGGAACGTCTCGCCTATAGCGTATTCTTTAGCCATATATGTCTTTATTTTAAACTAGGCATTAATATTACATTTATCCCATTCTCGAACCTAAACAGGTTAGGTCCAGATGAAGGGTTCGAAACAAGAACACAAGAGGTGATATCAATAAGCTTCATGAGATTTATCATTTTAAGCACACGCCCGGATTTAAAAGGATTCCCGTGTATGTCAATGTCATATTGGGGATCTTTTATCATTTCCCCGGTCTCGCATAAATGACCCTCTCCACGACATACGGGGCATTCCTCCTCTTCTGTATAGATTATATCATCAAAACAAAACTCATAATCAACCATCCCGGTACCTGCGCAAGCATCGCACTTATACGTTTCATTTATCATCGGAACGTCATCGTACAATTCCTTCAACCAAGACAATTCTATGATCTCATGGCATTCTTTCCTTATATTCAACACAGATGATACATCTGGCTTGTCTTGATACGGATACCTAAGACCTATCAAGGATATAGGTATTGTTATAAGCGTGATAGCGTCAGTGGCACATACCATGTCCCCTTGCTTGAACGCTTGGTTTAATGCTGGTCTATACTTGTCGTTACCGACAAATAAATTGAGGATTTTTGTTTCATTTTTCATATTTACCCCTCCTGAATAATTACGCATTCAATTTGCTCGTCCCATGTTACATCCACCGGATCGTACTCATACTCTCCATCGGACGTTCTGATCATTACCTCCGCTTCCGGGTCTTGCTCTTGTAATAGAGCTATTAGTTCTTTATTTCTCATGTTCTATTTAGATAAAAAATAAAAAGAGGCTGTGCCTGCGTATGGCACAACCTCTTTTTTTATGTGTATTGTCAAAAAATAATATTCTTGTATAGAGCCTATTCCTTATTTGGATTTTAAGTTATTACGGACTATATCCATTGGGATCAAAGGCAAGATACAACCTTCCAAGGGGCTTCCTTTCAAGTTCTTCACCAACATTCCTCTTAACGCTCCTATCGTTATGTTTACGAACGTATCAATCAACAATGGTGTTTTTACGATAAGATCATTATCGGTTACAGATCCTATAACAGAATCATAAGGAGTAATGACAAATACGGATCTTGCTGAATTTTCCACCAAATCAGTCCCGCTCTTAGGATCTACTAGCTTTATACGTATCCCTATAGTCACCTCTCTCTTCTCTCTGTTTGTTTTCAAGGAATGGGAGAACCTGAACTCAAGGTCTTCCTTGTTGACAGAAGAGGGACTGAAATCATAGTTGTATTTATATACATCCTCGACTAATGTCTTTAATTCATATGTTATTTCCATTTTATCCTACATTAAAAAATGGTTTATCATGATATACAAGATCTCCGCTTATGTCATTCCACGATCCATTAAGAGCCATGGGGATATTCTTTCCCTTGGTCGTGTTAAAAGCTACGAATCTGCACGACAGGCTTTGAAAATTAGCGTCTGATGTGTCAAGCAAATTTACATTTAAAGCTTCCGATATGTCCGTTAAAGTATCGACGGTGAAATTACGGTCTCCCGAAAGCCACTCTGACACTTCTGATTCTGTCTTACCCATTTGCGATGCGAATTGTTTTTGGGTTAAGTTTTTATCCCTTATGGCCTCGGATATCTTTATAGCTAACAGCATCCTGTTCCGGGTACGGCTTAACTTGCGCTTGTCTATATTAGCAAGCATTGAGCCTAGCGTCCCCTCGGCTTTTCTTTCATTCATAATCCCAATTGTTAATCGTTAAACTTCCATCTTCTCCTATAGTGATATCTCTATCTACTATAGCCTTGTTGATTCTCCTTGCGATCTCTATCATTTGTGTAGCCTTGGAGTTTAGGACCTCGTCTTCTTGATAGGCATGTATTGTTTCCGGCTTGTATCCCCCGGATCCGAAAAACACAGCCGTGTTGTCAAAGTAAAGACAATACAGGCGAAGTCGTCCTTTAGGTATTAATAATCTTGCGACTCCATCTCC